AAAACTTGTTTACCCCGTTTTCTTGTAACATAAAGAAGTCATTCTCCAGAAGTATGTAGTCATAATCCTGTGGCTGAATTTCTCCCAAAATTTTGAATAATGAAACATAGCTTAAGCCGTTTGCGATTGGGTTGTACTTATCAACCTTCTGAAGCTGAAAGAAATGATTGCCTACTTTTATGATCGTCCTAAAATCCAAGTTAGAAATATCTGTAGGGGTCAAATAGAAATAACCCTCCAGAAGCCTGCTGTTTCTGTCACCTATCGAACTAATTAGGTTGTCATAGTATTCCGTGTACAAATTTGAATTCTCTGGATATGCACCAATGGAAAAATAGACTTCCTTAGGGTAGCTGAATAGCTGATCAAAAGCAGGATCTGTCAAGCTGTTAACATGACCTGCATAAGGGTAGGCACTATAAGTTACAGCCCCGGATGCGTACTGAATTTGCCAAGTTGTAGGACAAGGAGTTTGAGGCGCAAAGAATACTATCCTAGGCTTGAAGTTGTCCGGGATCTTTACGTTGTTTTCAACTTTATATAGGTGAACCATCACTCGGCCTGCTACTTCTTCCCTTAAAACAGGAGGCGCAAAAACTACCTTCACAGATTTAGTTTCAGTTACAAAATCATTCGGAATTACTTCCCGTTTCTCCCCATAGCCTTCATTGAATTTGGTCTTATAGCTTTGACTCCAATAGTCGGAATCATCATCAAACATAAGTCTGTATTCCTTCGCACTCAATTCACTCAAAGGGGTGATAACTACCTCTTGAGATACATCTAGTTTGTCGCTCCAATCTAGGGCTTCATCCTTGAAGGTTTTAAAGAACTCATTGTAGGGGATGATCTCTAGTATGTTGGTTTGCAGTTTGTCCTGAGTTATGTACAAATTGTACATCGAGATAATAGACTTCAGGAAGTCACGCTGCTTCATAGATTTCGGCATCGTGTAGTTGATCTTCATAGTGTCACCTTCCACAACATCCACCGCCACAGGGATAGTGCTACCAATCTTTAGAACCCCACCCGGTGCTACTGTCAATGTGTTCTGGATGTTGGCATTATAGCCTGCACCCCCTACGGCAGCACCTGTTAATCTTACTTCAAAATAGTCATTTAGTGCAAGGGTGACCCCTCCTGATATTGCGATGTTGTAGGTGTAAGTTCCCCCAAGTGGCACTATGGTTACGGTCTCACTTTCAGACAAAATTTGCGACCCATTTTTTAAAATCGAAACAGTCCAAAGGTTCTTTGTAAAAGTTGCTAAAGAAGTAAAGCTAAGCGAAACATTAAAATTCAAGCCCGTGTTTAAACCCTGAGTTTTATTGTAGGTGAATCTATTGCCTGCCCCATTAATCGTGAAGCTAGGAGCAGATACGCTGTTAAAAACTAGGAGTTGTGAGAAGCTAGGTGTGGAGGTTACGTTTTGAATCAGAAGGTTTGTTCTCTGATCTAGCAAGTTAAGTACTTCCCTAGTGATGTTCTTTTCGGCAGTCAACAAAATCAACTTCTTAAAAAAGAACGATTCAAAAAATTTTGGCTCCTGAATTTCAAATTCTGCTTCCTCAAATATCCGCTCTAGGATCTCAGTTACAAATACCGCAGGCTTGAAGTTTTTTAATGGGTAGTTTATTCCATTAGCACTGTACCCGTAATCCACCAAAGGGTAGACATAGTTCTGCGCTCCAGATACCCATTGAGTTCTTGACCAACTTGCTTCAATATTCGCTTGATTGTAGGTATGGTCATAGGCATCAAAGTTTAGATCCGCTAGGGTCTTGTCACCCAAGGCATCTAGTATGTCCCTGAGCCTGCCGAACATATTAACTTCATAGGTGATATCCCCTTCCCGGTTAACTATCTTAGACATCCTTAAAACACCGTCAAAGATCTTCACATTATCTAGGAAGATTTGTGCCTGCGCCTGCTTTGCCGGGTTGAAGTTCGACAAGATGTTCGCCCCTGCCACGATATCATTTGCTACAGAGATATCAAAGATGTTCCCGAATAGCTGCTGATTTCTTGAGGTGCTTGGTAGGGTTAGGGTTTTAGAAAAAGAAGTATTCCTTCTTTCAATGTCGCTAATATCTGCAACCGAAAAAGTGAATTCTACATCGATATCCCCAAGGGTGTCTGCTTCGTATCCTTCTACAAATAGTCTTGCGCTCATATTACCTGTCTATTGTTTATAAGCTGAAATTCAAGGTCAAGTTCAATATTGAATACTTTATCCACCGAAGTCTTTTTAACTTCGTAGGTGGTCGCTGTAGGCTTCGCAGGTATCCATGAAGGAGTTATGTAATTATCATTTACTAGATTCATGTAGACCAAAGGGGACGAATACAACTCACGCAGGATCTCCGCTTGCGAATCCGTTAAATAGTCACTTATGATCTTCCAGCTTTGAGTCTCTTTTGTGTAGTAGATTGGGTTTATGTTTTTAACCCTGATCCCATCGGCTTCATAGATGCTGCCTGAGTAGTTTCGTTCGTATCCTTTCTTTTCTACGCTGAAGGAAGTCTTGCTCACTAGATCAAAGTTAAAGAAGTCATAAACCCCGTATTTATTTAGGTAAGCCAAACGCATCGGGTCAAATTTACCACAGGCCTGAATGTAGATAGTAGCGAACTTTGCCCTTCTTGCTAATCCGTTATTCCAATTCGCAAAAAGTTGAATATTGTCAATACTTCCCCCATAGGTCAAAGGGGTGATCTGGAAGTAGGTCACGCAAGGTACAACCGCTGGAGGGTTAGGGCTTACCGCAATAGTGTAGGTTGCTGTAGTTGCGTTTGCATAGGTGACCAATAATTCGACATTTGTCAAAAGGCCTGTATTGATAAACCCTAAAACAGTTGCATCTGTTTCCCTTGATTTGATTGTAGTCCATTCTGTTAATGGTAGGTAGCTTGTGTTACTTACCCCATTGTATTTGCTTAGATCAGCAGCGAAACTATTTTCCTCTAGCAAAGGCAAAGAAGCAGCCAAGGCATACTTGGTAGCACTCACCACTTCTGAAGCTGAGACGATCTGAAACACCCCTGCTACCTCATAGTACTCATAACACTTAAGATAGTAGCCTTTGATTACGTTCGTGTTGCTTGCCTGAGTTGCTACCTGATAGAATCCGCTTGAGTAGGTAAAGTTTACAGATACAAATTTGCTCACATCAAACTCGACCGAATCCGCAGGGTTAGCCGGTGAATCATAGAAAGCCTGAGTGATCAATTCGTTTGCAGTATTGAATACCTTCACCACATATTTAAACCCAGATAGGTTTGCGTTGTCGCTGCTGATCGTGTAGTTAATCCGATTGAATGCAGGCAGGATACTATTGGTAGGTTCTACTAGGGTTATCATTTGCTTATCTTTAATGTAAGGGAATTAAATCCAATGTTTTGAATGTCGATGTTGAATTCTGGTGTTGCTTCGTCTATTGATTTCTTCACAAACTGCTTCCCCTCAATACCATACTTTTTAATATAGTATGCCAATCGCTTTGCGCTGCTAGAAATCTGTGGTAGAATCTGCCTTCCCTCAACCGTTTCATCTCCTGATTTTATTCTTAGGTTGGTAGCATCTATCTCCATGTTCTTCCGCTTCATCCATCCTTCTAAACCTTGAAGTGCTTTTAAAGGCATGCCATACTTTCTGAATTGGTAGTACTCTTTATCCTTATTTGGGTAGACTTTTTTATTTTTGATATCATGCTTAATACCTCTAACCCCCTTATCCTGAAAATCTGAATAATCAGCACCTACTGCAATCTCTAATCTGTACCCGGTCTTGGTTTCTTTTACTCCAATGACTGAAAAGGATGAAGCTAGTTTACCACTATCCGCAGGTGCATATTTTCCTAGGTTATCCACTACAGATATACCTAGCTTTTCCATGGCATCTGTAATATTTTTAACTAAGGCACCTTCTACGGCAGCGACAAATTCGTTACCCTTCAGCCTTCTGCCTCCGATGTTGACTAGTCCTTCTACCTGTTCCTTTGTTGCAACTGCCATTTCTTGTATTCTAAATCCTTGTGTTTATTGTAATCCTTCAAATATGCTAGGCAGTTAAGATACTCAACTACCCGTAAATCATAAGCCTCATTAACCGTTATGTTGTTGAAGTCTGCCACCTGTTTTGTGCTGTAGATCCAACCCCAGCGCGCCATAAACGGGCTGCTTTCTCCGCCATCTCCTTGTTCTGAATTGAGTAGGTTATGGTACTGCTTATTAACTCGTTGAACAATTGACAAAAAAAAAGCATGCACCCGTAAACCTGCAAGAAGTTAGCATCTAGCAAATCATCTGCCACCACCTCATGAGGCACTACCCCATAGCCCTTATACTTGTCACCCTCCATAGGTAAAAAAAAGCAGGCAGCGATCTTATTCAACTGCATGATCTCACCACTAAAGGATAAGATATCAATGTACTGCCCGGCTGTAATCTCCTGCAATTCATAGCAGAACTTGTAGCGGTTATTCCCTACCTCTAGGAAGTCCACAGGCTTTGACTCAGGGATGTTGTTAAAGAAAGATAGCTTCTCCCCGTACTCATGGATTAGATCCCGGTACTTGTAGTCATCGTACTCCCTTTCATTTTTACCCTCGATCACCGCAAGCATTTTCTGCTGCTTTTCGATGATGTTTAGATTCTGGCTTGCCTCGATATCGTACAAGGTTATGAACTGCCCAACGGTTAATTTATCCCACATGATTCTAAATATATTTTGTTTGGTTTATGTTTCTATCTGAATGAGTACCTGCCTAGATGGCTCTTTGAAATCTTATTCACCACCGAATAGCGAAGCGCATCCAATGCGTGATTGAAATTATCCACAGGCTTGTTAGTCATCTGCCCGTTTTTATCTTCAATATACTTGTAGTTCCTAAGTTCCTTGATCAGATTAAAGCTGCTTTCGGTTGCAATCAGCTTATATCTACGGATTATGTCAATACCTATGTTTATAGATCCTTTGATAGTAGGCTTTACATTCCATCCCATTCGATAGATTTCTTCTATACTTTTAGGCTCCGCTGAATCCGCATAGATTTCGTTACTCCGATCCAAGCCCAAAGCTTTCATTTCGTTTGCTATGTCTTGGTTTGTCATGCCTGTGCGATATAGCAGTTCATCCACATACATATTATCATCTAAGATGTAGGTTCTCACCAAGCTAGTAGGGTCACTTGAGTAGCCAAAGTCAAGGCCGTAGCTTATCAGCTTTGCTTCCTTTGGGATTTCTTTTGTAGTACTGAAAGTATATACTAAGGATCTAGCCTGCCCCCGTTCCCCAAGTCCGTAGACCCTCCAATAGTTTTCGTCTATCCCTTTTAGCCTTTCGATTTCATCTTTTATTACATCGCCTAAAAATGGGTTATCCTTGTAGGTGGTCTGGAAGAAGTCAACATCTGCCCGGTTTAGAACTTGATCGTAGATCCAATGGAATTCTTCAGATGGATTGTAGTCAAGAATCACCTTTTCATTTGTACGGAATAGAAGCTGTGTCCAATCTTCCTGTGTCAATTCGTTTGCCTCATTGCAAAAAAGTAGATCTCTTTTTCTACCCCTGATTTTTTGAGGCATGTCTAAACTTATAAACTCGATCGTGTTTCCGTTCAGCCTGTATTCGTTATTGCTTTTGCTGTGATCATCTTCAGAGTAGATGTCATGATCCTTGAGGATCTGAAAAAAGTCTCGCATTACCGTACCCCTCAAAGCCGGGAATGACTTCCTACAGATTGTAATTATCTTACCCTCGTTTCTTTGGCAATAAGCAAAGATGATCCAAAGCAGGATATTAAAAGTTTTGCCTGATCTGGTGCCCCCTTGCTGCACTACTATTTTAGCCGTGCTTTCTTCTAGGTGCCTGAATACTTTGTTGGTTTTTAATTTAATCTGCGCCATCTATAATGGTCACTTCGAAAAGTTTCTTGCCATCTGCCCCGGTCACTTCCTGCCTTTCAACATAGCCTCTGGATTTGCCTTGAGTTTTAAGAAAGAAAATGATGGCAGTAGTATCACCGCCATCTATCTTCTGATCTAGCTTGCTTTCTACAAAATCTAGCCTAGTATTCCTGCCTTCGATTACAGCCTGTTCTAAGCCCTCCTGCTCGATCCATTTGTACAGGGTTACTCTATCTACCTGCAATGATCTTGCAGCCGTAGACAGGTTGCCAAATGCCTTCACAATGGCTTTCTCTATTACAGATCTCTCAGGCTTTTTCATAGTGTTGACTTTTGATAATTATTCATTCCCTTTAAACGCTTTCAACGGGTAAAAAATTAGACTGTTTCTGTAGCCTCCTTCATGGGTTGGGATGATCGGAGTAACCCCGTGAACATTTCTCCAAGCCGGGTAGACTAAAATTGAATTATCCCGCTGCCCTATCGTAGCATTATAATCTGGAATGTGTAGATCCCCTCCTTTTGAGTTTTGCTTCTTGCAGATGATTACATTTACTGCCCCTACTATATTACCTGCATCCCTATGTAAAGGTGCTGATATATTAAAGTTAGAAATAGAACTTGTGAACAGATTTGAAAATCTCCATTTTTCAGGGACATCTTTAAAAAGTTCTACCTGCCTTTCATATTGCTTAGGAAGTAGTTCCTTAATTAGATCCTCACTTTCTCTAGCTAAAAGAAGCATTGCCTTTATAAAGGTCTGTGCTGATTTCACCGCATGCACAGAACTTCTGTTCTTATATTCTCTTCTCATTAAAGCTTTAGGTGGAACAGATCCTAGTATAGTAGAAAACTGTTCTACATCTATTGCATTCGCTTCTTCAATAGATTTGCCCATTTGTAAAGCCCTTAGTTTACCGGCTCTTGCCATCATGGACTTTGGCACATTCTTACTTCTGAATTCAGCGTTTGCTAGATCAGCAAGCTTGCACATTTTTTCAGGCATCTTGGTTAGGTAAAATCCTATGGGTTCACCATCACCGTAGAAGATGCAATCTTCTGTAATATTTGGCTCAATGAATTCACAAACCCCGCCTATCTTCCGGTCATGATCGACCTTAATTAAATCTATCCTTTTCATTTTTTATCTGTTAAAAGCAAAAACATTAGTGCATGCAGGGAACCATGATTTCTGCCAAGTATCATAATCTCTTGATTTGAATTTCCCGGTGTTGCCTACATCTTTAAAATCTGAATATTGTTTTTGATGTTTTTCAATTATATTCCAGAATCTAGGTAGGCTTCCATCGATATCAAAACTCCATTCATAAACCAATTTTTTAAATACTTTATTGGTATTTTCTAGGATCAGCATTTCTGCTCCTTCAATATCCATTTTGCAACAATCAAATTTTTCTGCTTCTTGATCGAAGTTTAAACAGCTTACCTTGATTCCTTTATTATTCCATTTTTTGACTATTGAGTTTCTCCATACATTGCCGTTATTTCCTATGAATAAAACTAGTTCTTGCGTTTGATCATGGACTAATGCATACTGTTCAACCTCAGCCCTGAACCCATTAAGAAGTAAGTTCTTTTTGATCATCTCGCAGTTATAAGGATCTGGTTCGTAGACTGTGACATTGGCACCTTTTGAACAGGCTAGCAAAGCAAAGGCACCTACATTACCTCCGCAGTCCATCCAATTTTCATTAGCCTGAATTGTCATTCCTTTTTTAAGGTAAGTTTTATTACCTATAACTTCTTCGAATGTTTTTAGATCTGAAAAACCTTCCCGGTAAAAAAAATGAATGCCATCTATAGAACCTCTTTTTAAAATCATAACTTTTGCTTTTCTGATCTTAGATATTCTAGTATCATAGAACCTACATAGGCTCCCTGTTCCCTCCAGAACTTAACTAGTTCATAGGCCTCTTCATAGTGCTCAGCTTCAAATTCTATTTGAATGGCTTTCTTAACTCCATTGGTCATGTCATTCAGTTGATCGCTTACATCTTCATCATCCAAAATAGAATAATCTGGAGTCTCACCCCAATTCGGAACAGTTAATCCCCATTCTTCAAGAAGTTCAGGCTCCCATTCGTTCGCAAGCATATCCCAATCCCATTCACCGAAGCCTACGTTATCTTTGATTATAAACTGCTTCTGTTCATCTTCTGTTAGATCATCAGCAAAGATCACAGGCACTTCTTTCAATCCTGCTTCCTTGCAAGCCTTCAGCCTCATGTTTCCACCTAGGACAATCATGTCGGCATTCACCACGATAGGCCTAATCTCAAGCATCTTTGGGAACTCCTGAATAGAATTGACTAGCTTTCTGAACTTATCATCCTTGATAATCCTAGGGTTATTTGGATTGCTCTTGACCTCTGAAAGTTTAACGCTTCTGATCTCCATTAGTCTAGCTTTTCGTTTGCTACTTGTAAAGTTTCCACAGGTGTCACATCCTTTTCTTCTAATTTGTTCGGGATACCTGCATCATCTAAAAGCTTCTTAAATAGGTAGGCTAGATCGAAGATTCCATCTTCATTGTCTAGGGTAATGCTAATTACTTTTTTCTCGCTGTTAAAATTCAATTGAAAGTTTGCCATGGTTTTATTTAGTTAGGTTCATTTTTTGTTCGTGCTTTTCTTCTAGGTATTCCCTGTAGCTTTTGGTGTCCCCCATAGTATCGTGACAGATCCTGCACAAGGCCATAAGGTTTTCTATTCTATCTGCTGTTTTGCTTCCACCCATTCCCCTAGCTTTGATGTGGTGGATGTCTACTGCCTGAGACCCGCAGGATTCACAAGGAATAAAATCAGCTATCGTGTAGCCGAAGTATTCCATGTAAATCTTTGTGTGCTTTTTCACTAGAAAGGAAGGTCATAGCTTTCCTCCATCACGGGCGTAGGTGCTGTCGGCATCTTGTTAACCTCTGGGGTTAAATTTTCTTCTTTTTTGTAATCGTTTAAGGTAATGGCTACATCCTTTCCGTATTTATTAGCCTCTTCATAAACATTGATATTAATGTTTACATACTTTTTACCTTCATAGGTGTAAGCGTGTTCCTCCGCATCTGTAATACAAAATGATGATGTAATCCAAGAATCGTTTCTTTTCTTCCCATTGCCTAGTTTTACTTTTGGTTTGGTTTCCATATTATGTGGTTTTAGGTTTTCTTCCTCTTTTCGCTGGTGCAGTTTCCGTAGCTGTCTCTGCCTCTAGCTGTACCTCTTCCTGCTCCCGGTACCAAGTAGTATTCTCTTCGTTTGTGTACCATCCATATAGGTAGTTAACCAACTCCATCCGACAGCTACTGCACCAATGGCTGAAGTTGTGCTTGGGGTTAACATAGGTGGTATACAGGTAGATTAATTCCGTGTATACTTCCTTGTCATAATTACGGATAAATGCGTGCTTCTTGTAGCTTTCGTAAAGAGGCATGTGCTTCTTGAATAGTTCTAAATCTTCAGGTGTCATATTTTTTCTAGTTCGTTTTTTACTTCTGTCCAAAAATTAAATTTACTTCTATAGTAGATCAGGTCATCGGCATCATCTAGCACTTTCAATATTTCATCAACTGCTATTATTGCACATCTATTTGCTGCGTGTAGATCCCTCACATCATTGTACCCATGTGTGCATTCGCTCAAATTAAACTTGATCAACAAATAGTCTGCCTTTGCCCTTGGTGTCATAGTTCAAACTTATTGGTGAAATGATCCTCCACATAAAGATAGATGAAGGGTACTGCGCTACTTATAAATATTGCTTCTAGTAAATCCGTTTTTAAGATTAGAAAAAACAGACTGATCCAAAAGGACATACAGAACGAGCATGAGAAAGGCTTGACCAACTTCCTACCTGTGACTTCCTTAAAAAATTTAGGTAAGTTCAGGATATAGAAATAAAGCAGGGTTAGCCCTACCGAACCTAGTACACCAACTGCGATTTGATACATGATCTAATTTTTTTAATTGTAATAAAAATTGAAGTATGTGGAATGCCCGTTTGCTTACTTACCTTCCTAACTGAACCAAGTTCTACATACATCTTGAGTATTTCTTGATCGTACCAATACAAGCCCTGAACTATCTTGCTTATCCCATCCGCTACCTCTTGGCTGTTATCTATCTGCTGTTCTTCTTTTACAAACTTCATGATATCCTCCACCGGGACTAGGCTCCCGTATAACCTACCAAACTTCCCGTACTTCGAGTTAGTTTGATTGCAGCAGATCCGAACTATCCAGAACTTAAATACCTGCTTTCCTTTTGCCTCTAATTCTTGTAATTTAATTGCATCGTATTCTAGGACTATAACCGCTACTTCCTGCCGTAAATCTTCCCATAAATCCTTACCTATGTTCTGGAATACATATTTAAACTCCTGATCATATAGCCATCCGATCGCTTTCATTTTAGGCTAATTACTTCGCCTGTGGGAAGACCTGCAAAATCACATAGCCATCCATTCCATTCAAAGCGAATCTCCTTCTGTCGGCCGTAATATGAAGCAGCTAGAAGCCTGATTTGCCTTTGTACTATCTCAATACTTTGAAAGCTTCCCTTTCCCTTATTCATCCATGCAGACCATTCACCGCTTGAAAGCTTGTAGCGGATCTCAAGTGAATAATCTAGTGGTGATTTGGGTAGCATTCTAGGCATTTCTATTTTCTATTTGTGGCATTTATGCCGTAATAAGAAAGGCTACCTACTAACAACTCACATCCCAATTGTAGGCAGGTGGGATCACTTAGCCTTTTAGTCATGACAGGTTTTGATCCTGCACGCACAAATAAGGTTATCTCTTTGTGCCATCACTTTTAACAAGCAGTTCCGATGTGTGTCTACATTCCACCACATGACTATATCTTTTCTTTGATTACTACCTCCAGACCTATAGCCTCACAGATCATTCTAAGATTGAAAAGGCTTATGCTTTCCCAACCGTTCTCTACCTGATTGATAGGTGCATGAGATAAGCCTAGCTTCTTGCATAGTTCTAGCTGCGTGTAACCGCTTTTCTTTCTTGATTTCCTGATTAGTAGTCCTTCTTGTACGCTCATTTGGTTTGTTATTTATTCAAATATAGGGTAAAAATTAATATCCTATTTTAAAGGGTGAATTTTGTCTAAAATGGTAGCATTTTAAATATCCCCATGCTGATAAATTCGTCCCCCTTTTTAACTAAGCACTTCCTGACATTCAATTCAAAAACCATCTTATCGTTAAAGCCGTATTTTTTCTGTGCTAGATCTAGCGTTGCCTTGATCGGGTTATCTATATCCGCTGATTTGGTGGAGAAACCAA